TAGGAGAAGAGGTTGCAAACGTAGTTATTGATGGTACAATTAATAACACATACGACTACGACATAGTTTCTAAGTCGGGCATCAAGTACGATGTCAAGACAAAGAGATGCACCTCAGAACCTAAACCGTTCTACGAGTGTTCAGTTGCTAATTTTAATACAAAACAAAAGTGCGACAGGTACGCATTTGTTAGAATTGAAAACAAGAACAAGCGATGGGGCAGAGCTTGGGTATTAGGATGGCTAGAGCATGATGAATACTTTGAAAAAGCCAAGAAATTGACTAAAGGTCAGATAGACCCTTCCAATGGCTTTATCGTTAGGGCTGACTGCTACAATGTTGCAATCTCAGACTTGAAAAGATTTAGACATAAAAAGACTACATAGGATTATTCGGATGAGTTGGACTCCACTAAATGTAAAAACTCACTTCAGTCTACAGCGAGGCTTCTCAAAGCCAGACAAGTTGGCTAAGAAGTGTAAAGAGTTTGGATACAAAGCGTGCGCAATCACTGATATTAACACTATATCAGGGGCAGTTACATTCTACAAAGAGTGCAAGAAGAACGACATTAAACCCATTATGGGATGCACCTTAGAGTTTGATAATGGCAAAAAGAAAACTGTTATCGCCAAGAATAAAGCTGGCTGGTACGCGCTGATTGACCTTGTTTCTAAAAAGAGCATGTACGAAGACGAAGTAGTGTACAAGCTAACAGAAGCTTCTCTTAATAAAAACCTTATCTGTATAGACGGGCTTAAGCAATACTCTGCATATTATGTAGAAGAGAGTGAAGCAGAGGTTCATAGGATACTCCTGTGTTCAGGTATGAAGACCACAATGTCTAAAGCCAAAGGTAAGCTAGACTCTTTCAAGCATTTGAAGCCCTTTTTCTCGTCAGACAAGTTTTATTTACCGACAATAGAAGAAGTCAAGTCTAAGTACACTGACGAACAGATTACTATGAGCAATGAAATAGCAGATCAGTGTGAAGAATACGATATTCTGGGCCAGCCAATGTTGCCTGAGTTCGATTGTCCAGAGGGCTACACTGAAGACGAATACCTCAAGCAGCTATGTAGAGATGGTTGGCGAACGCTACTTACTGAAACTGGCAAGATAGCGGACGAAAACAAAAAACAAGAGTATCTCGATAGAATCAAGAACGAAATGGATGTTATCTTCGATGCTAGACTGTCTGGGTATTTCCTGATCGTTCAAGACATTGTAAACTTTGTTAGAGAGCAAGATTGGTTGCCGGGGCCGGGAAGAGGTTCTGCTGCGGGATGTTTGATCTCTTACTTGATTGGTATCACAGAGATTGATCCGATTGAATATGATCTGATTTTTGAGAGATTTTACAACGCAGGACGTAATACCGAAGACCATGTGTCTTTACCCGATATTGACTTAGATGTACCGGCAGAAAAACGCGATGAAGTCATTGCTTATATTAAGACAAAATACGGTGAAGATAATGTATCGCAGATGATTACGTTTAATAAACTACAGGGGCGAGCAGCACTCAAAGAGGTTATGAGAATCAACAGTAATGTTTCTTTCTCTGAGATGAACGAGCTTACTAAGAACATCCCCAATGAAGCAGATGTATCAGACCTTTTAGAGCAAAGCGGAGAGAAATCTTTAATCAAATGGACTCTATTATATCAGCCAGAAATTCTAGATAGATGGTGTAAAGTCAATAGTGAAGATGACTTAATTGGGCCACTATCTTCTGTGTTTCAGCAGGCTATGGATATTGAGGGTACTATAAAGTCTCAAGGCAAGCACGCCGCCGGAGTGATTATATCATCAAATAAATTAAATGAAGTGTGCCCAATGGTACAGGACAAAAACAACAACCTCGTCGCTGGTTTTGAGATGGGAGATCTTGAAGAACAGGGACATGTTAAATTCGATATTTTAGGCATTGACCTACTAAGTAAGATAATGGAGATAAAAGAATAATGGATATCAAAAAGGATTACAAGTCAGTCATCTTTTCTGGATGTGCGATTGAGTATAAGGATATTAGTTTATGCAATTTAGGAAACTATATTCCATCAAGAAATGGGATGTCTCGTACTTATCAAGTACACTCTAAGAGGTTAAAGTTTAGCAAAATTTATAAGAGTATCGACGATGCCGTTGATATGTTCATAGAACTAAAAAGGAAAGTGTAATGAATTATAGAGATATTATTGTTTTTGACTTTGAAACAGGGTCTAGAAACCCACATAAGACGCAACCCACCCAGATTGCGGCAATAGCGCTTCATGGTAGACGGTTAACATTGCAGCCCGGCGGCGTATTTAATAGCGAAATCAGACCTATTCTTGATGACAAGAAGGCTATTGAAATGGGGTTCGATCCTATCGAAGAGGAAGCTCTTCAAATTACCGGAAAGAACCGTAAGGATTTAGCAAAAGCGCCCTCACCAAAAAGCGTTTGGGGGAAGTTTGAGGATTTCTGTAACAAGTTTAATTTTAGAGGAACCTCTTATACAGCTCCAATCGCAGCAGGCTACAATATTATTGGCTTTGACTTGCCAATCGTCCAAAGAATGTGCGACATGCACGGAACAACTGACTCAAGAGGAAGACAGACTATCTTCAATCCAATTTTTAAATTAGATTTGATGGATATGGTATTCTCTTGGACGGAGAACAACAAGGACTTCAAGAGCCTCAGTATGGACTTCCTTAGAGAGTATATGGGTTTTCCTGAAGAGAGCAAACAGAACGCTCACGATGCCCTACAGGACGTTAAGGACACGGCTAATATATTGATTAAGTTTTTGAAGTTCCAGCGTAACATTTCAGAAAAAACCAAGTTTGAGAAAGCATTTGCAAATGGCGACTTCTACGTTTAATATTGATGATTATAGTGATAATAAAACTTGGGATCTAATCTGTGAAGGATACACCAAAGGGGTGTTTCAGTTAGAATCTCAGCTCGGTAGATCTTGGGCAAAAAGAGTGCGACCAAGAAATATTGAAGAACTAGCTGCATTAATTTCGCTTATTCGTCCGGGCTGTTTGAAGGCTTTTACCGAAGGTAAGTCGATGACACAACACTATGTTGACCGTAAGGCAGGCATTGATGAGGTTAAGTATCTGCATGATAGTCTTGAGCCAATCTTGAAAGAGACATTTGGGGTTCTTGTATATCAAGAGCAATCTATGAAAATAGCGCAACAGCTTGCTGACTTTGACCTCAAAGAAGCGGACAGCCTACGAAAGGCTATCGGCAAGAAAAAGGCTGGCCTTATGGCTGAGATTAAAGGTTCCTTTGTGCAGGGTGCAACCAACAAAGGTATTAACGAAGAGACATCAGAAGAAATATTTGGATGGATTGAAAAGTCAAACAGATACGCATTTAATAAATCACATGCTGTTTCATATGCAGTTAACGCATACAGAAGTGCCTACTGCAAAGTTCATCGACGAGTTAGATTTTTTGAATCCTACCTTAATCACGCTCAGAGAAAGCCAGATCCACAACAAGAGATAAAGGAGCTAGTGTCTGATGCTAAGCTGTACGACATAGAGGTGCTACCTCCTAGACTTGGGCATTTCTACACAGACTTTACGGCTAATGGAGAGAAAATATATTTTGGCATTACAAACGTAAAAGGGGTTGGCACTGCAGAATCTAGAAAGATGCTTGATTTAATCCCTCAGATAGAGAAGAGACTTGACAAAGATTTCTCAGAATTCACTTGGCTAGATACGCTTTTAACATTAGGCTTCAAAGTAAACAA